TATTTCAAAGTAGAAAATATGAAAATGCTAGATGGCGACTATGATGTTTCTGTATCATCAAAATCAATCTCACATTTTAAACATAAGAAATTACCTATTGAATATTGGATTGCTTTAGAACCTGACAGCACAATAACAAAGTAGGTCTGTAATGAATACAGATTTTTTGTGGGTTGAAGAATATAGACCAAAGACTATTGATGATTGTATATTACCACAATCATTAAAAACACTATTTACATCCTTTGTTCAAAAGGGTGAATTATCAAATCTATTATTATCTGGTACTCCAGGCATTGGTAAGACCACAGTTGCGAAAGCATTATGTGAACAATTAAACTGTGATTGGATTATGATAAATGGATCCGAAGAAGGTGGTATTGATGTATTAAGAAATAAGATTAAAAACTTTGCTTCAACTGTATCACTATCTGGTGGTAAAAAAGTTGTGATATTAGATGAGGCAGATTATCTTAATCCACAATCTACACAACCTGCTTTAAGAGGATTCGTAGAGGAGTTTCATAAAAATTGTAGATTTATTCTTACTTGTAATTTTAAGAATAGAATTATAGAACCTTTACATAGTAGGTTTTCAAACATAGAATTTAAAGTAAATCCAAAAGATAAACCTAAACTGGCAAGTAGATTATTTGAAAGAGCAGTTTTTATTCTTAAAGAACAAAATATAAATTATGAGGATAAAGTACTTATTGAATTAATCAAGAAACATTTTCCAGATTTTAGAAAACTAATTAATGAATTACAAAGATATTCAGTAAGTGGAACTATTGACGCAGGTATTTTAGTTAATGTATCCGATGAAAATTTAAAAACATTAATATCACATTTAAAAAATAAAGAGTTTAGTGATATGAGGAAATGGGTTGTCAATAACCTTGATAATGATCCTGTTAAAATTTTTAGAAAGATGTATGATACATTATATTCTAATTTAGAACCATCTACTATCCCACACGCTGTTTTAATTATTGCTGATTATCAATATAAATCAGCCTTTGTTGCTGACCAGGAGATTAATTTAGTTGCTTGTTTAACTGAACTTATGTCCCAGGTTAAATTCAAATGAGTTATGAATTAAAAGATTATTTAAACTCCATAAACTTCACTAAAAAAGATTTAATGAAATCCGATGATAGGGAATGGGTTAAAAAATATCCTGCGTTTATAGTCAATAAAGTCCTGTCTGGTTTTCAAGATACTCTTATGCTTGTTAATGAAATGAATCGTAATCATTTTATTGATAAAGATATGCAATTTCACTTTCTACTAAATAGTATTAGATCAAAAAAGAGATATAGTCCTTTTTTGAGAGCGAATAAATTGAAAGATATTGGATTAGTAAAAGAGTTTTATGGATATAGTAATGAAAAAGCAAAGTCCGCTCTTGATATACTGACCAAAAATCAATTGAAATTGATTAAGGAAAAATTATATAAAGGTGGGACCAAATGAATGAGTTAGATAATACCTGGCATCCAGAACAGATGTTAGAAATTCAGTTAAAGGAACCAGATGACTTTTTAAAAGTTAGGGAAACTTTAACACGAATAGGAGTGGCGTCAAGAAAAGATAAAAAGTTATTTCAATCTTGCCACATATTACACAAACAAGGAAGATATTTTATAGTGCATTTTAAAGAACTGTTTGCTTTAGATGGTAAGTCAGCAAACTTTTCTGACAATGACGCTGAAAGAAGAAATACAATTGCCCAATTATTAAGTGATTGGGGATTAATTGCTTTATTAAACAAATCAATTGCTGAGAAGAAAGCACCTCTATCACAAATCAAAGTATTAAGTTTCAAAGAAAAAGGCGAGTGGGACCTTCAAGCAAAATATAATATAGGTAAAAAAATAGAAAATAATGAAGGCACCGAAGTTTAAAGAATTTATAGCAGAAGCTGAAACTGATAAGAAACCTTATCGTTTGGTTATTTTTTCACATAATGCTCCAGATGATCCAAATTATACTGGTGTTCGTTTCCGTGATGAAGCGAAAAAGTTAGGCATTAAAGTTTTTCTAGCAGAAATGGTTGGTTGCAGACTTGAAGAAAAAGGTGATAAAGTAATAGTTCATAGTTTACCAACAGATGATGAAGGTGAATATAAGGAACCAGAACCTAAATCTGAAACAGAATATGCTCCACCTTTTGTGTGTGATCCTAAGGATACATTGATAATGGTTAGAAGTTCAACAGCATATAATTATTCTTGGAAAGATATGTTTAGAGTATTCCTTAATAAAGGTTTTTGTGTTATTAATCCTTTAACTTGTTCCGAGATTTGTGTTAATAAATGGTTTACATATCAAACTTTAAAAAAACATAATATCAAACAACCAAAAACAGAATTGATTACTCATCCTGAAGATGGTCCAGCAGCATTAAAAAGATTGGGAACAAAGTATCCAGTTATTATAAAAACGATTACTGGTACACATGGTATTGGTGTTATACTTGTAGAGAGTGAAAATCAATTAGCTCCTATTACACAAATACTTTATAAATTAGATGAAGAAATAGATTTATTATTACAAGAATATATTGAAACTGATTTTGATGTTAGAGTTATTTTAGTAAATTTGGAACCGATTGTCCAAATGAAAAGAACAATCGGAAAAGATTTTAGAAGCAATGTGTCGCAAGGTGCTGAAGCAAAACCTATTGAATTAACACAATTGGAACTTGATGAAAGTATCAAAGCAGCAAAAGCAGTTGATGGCCTTTTAGTTGGTGTTGATTTTATTCCGTCAAAGAATAGAGAGAAAGATCCTCCTTATTTTTTGGAAGTTAATTCTTCACCAGGATTTTTAGGCATTGAAGAAGCAACAAAACAATCTGTAACTAAAACAGTTTTACAAAAATTTAAGAATAGAGAAAATTGGAAAACACCTGAACCAGTTTCAGGTTTATATGACGATTTACAATAATCGCTTTACAACATATTTTAAATATGATATAATAGTTAATAATGAAAAGGAGTGAACAATGGCTAAAACACATCAAATAGAAAATCCGTTATACAAAGCACTAGAAGCAAAATATAATGCTGATATTCTTTCAGCAGTGGCAACACTTATAATTTATTTTGATAATCCTGTTGCAATCGGAGAACATCCACAACACATTTCAGAAATGGATAAATTAGTAGGCGAACTTAATGCCGCTGATGAAAAACTAACAACTTTAAAAAAATATTTTAACAATAAACAGATATAATAATTAATGAAATTCTATACTTCGGTATTGCCATTCCGTGGCAATCTATTGGTTCGTGGTGTAAATCACGATGGTACTCATAAGAAGTTTAGAATTAATTATCAACCATCTTTATTTATCCCATCAAAAAAAGAATCAAAATATAAAACATTAGACGGTCGTAATGTAGGTAAAATTAAATTTAATAGTATATCAGAAGCTAAAAAATGGATTGAACAATATAAAGATGTCACTAATTTTGAATACTTTGGTAATACAAGATATCAATATCCTTTTATTGCAGATCAATTTCCTGATAAAGTGAATTGGGATATTAAACAAATAAGAATACTTACAATTGATATTGAATGTGAAAGCGAAAACGGTTTCCCTAATTCAGATGAGGCAACTGAACCTTTAATTTCTATTACAGTAAAAGAACATACAACAAAAAAGATAATTGTTTTTGGTATGGATAATTTTGTTAATGATAGAGAAGATGTTACATTTATTAAATGTCCTACTGAAAGAGAATTAATTGAAAAGTTTTTAGAATTTTGGTTAGATTATAATCCTGATATCATTACAGGTTGGAATGTTAAATTCTTTGACATACCTTTCTTAATGAATAGATTTAGAAGATTAATGGGTGATGAATATATTTTACATTTTAGTCCATGGGGAATTGTGTCACAACAAAGTGCTAAAATAACTGCTAAAGGTTTTCAAAAAGAACAAAACTATTGGGATATAATGGGTGTTTCTATTTTAGATTACCTTGATCTATACCGTAAACATACATTTATTAGACGAGAAAGTTATAGACTAGATTATATAAGTAAAGTAGAATTAGGAGAAACTAAAGCAGAAAATCCTTATGATACATTTAAAGAATTTTATACAAAAAATTATCAGCAATTTATAGAATATAATATCCAAGATGTAGAACTTGTTGATAAACTAGAAGACAAAATGAAATTGATTGAGTTGCATTTAACTATGGCTTATGAAGCGAAAGTTAATTATCAAGATTGTTTTGGCCAAGTCCGTATATGGGATACTATTATATTCAATCATTTAAAATCTAAAAATATTGTTGCACCTGCTGTTGTAGAATCTAAACAGTCCCGAGGTTATGAAGGTGCTTATGTAAAAGATCCTGTTGTTGGTTTTCACGATTGGATTGTAAGTTTTGATTTAAACAGTTTGTATCCACATTTAATTATGCAATACAATATTTCTCCTGAAACAATGGTTGGCTATGAACCTAATCGTGTCAATGTTGAGAATATGTTAAATCAAAAATCCAACTTGTCTGATTTAGATAAAAGAACTATCACTCCCAATGGTGCTCAATTTAGAACAGACAAGCAAGGATTTCTTCCTGAACTAATGGACAAGTTATACAAAGAACGAGTTATCTATAAAGATAAATTGGCAAAAGCAAAAGCATTATATCAAGAAACTGGTGATAAAAGATTAAAGAATGAAATATCTACAAATTATAATATACAACTATCAAGAAAGATTGCTTTAAATAGTGCTTATGGTGCTATCGGTAATCAATATTTTAGATACTTTGATGTAAGACACGCTGAAGGTATTACAATGGCAGGTCAATTAACAATCAGATGGATTGAGCGTGATGTAAATGAGTATCTAAACAAACTATTGAAAACAAAAAATATAACCTATGTTGTTGCGTCTGATACAGATTCAATTTATATTAAATTAGGTACTGTTGTTGATAAAATATTTAAAGATAAATCTAACAATAAAAAAATTGTAAAAGTATTAGATAAGTTTTGTGAAGAAAAATTACAACCATTTATTGATTCAAGTTTTGCTAAATTAGCAAAGTATGTTAAAGCATACGACCAAAAAATGATTATGAAAAGAGAAGTAATTGCTAACAAAGGTATATGGACTGCTAAAAAAAGATATATCTTAAATGTATTTAATGAAGAAGGTCTTAATTTAAAAGAACCTAAATTAAAAATTATGGGTATTGAAGCAGTTAAATCTTCTACACCTGCACCTTGTAGAGTTAAAATTAAAGAAGCATTAAAAGTAATTATGACAAAAGACCAATCGGCATTGATTGACTTTATAGAAAATTTTAGAACACATTTTAAAAAGTTGCCACCTGAAGATATTGCTTATCCTAGAAGTTGCAATAATTTAAAAAAGTATAGTTCCACAAAAGACATATATCAAAAATCTACACCAATTCATGTAAGAGGTGCTTTACTTTATAACAATCTATTAAAGAAAAACAAATTGGTAAAATATGAAACCATACAAGACGGTGATAAAATTAAATTTATTTCATTAAAAGAACCTAATTCTTTGAGAGAAAATGTCATATCATTTTCAAGTAGATTACCGAAAGAGTTTAAACTACACCAATATATTAATTATGATGAAATGTTTACCAAATCATTTTTAGAACCATTAAGATTTATAGTAAAAGCAATTGGATGGGATTTTGAAAGAAAGGCAACTTTGGATGAATTTTTTTAACCGAAAACACTTGACATTTGAGAAATCGTTATTATATAGCATAGAGAGGAGAAATATATAATGAGTAAAATAATAGG